ACAAACCACTATTGGCAGACCACGGACAAAGGGGAGATTGTGGCCACGCAGATATTGTTGGCCACGTATGCCGTCATTAAGAATTTGGGTGTTGAGGCAATCGAAATGAAAGATGCCAGCGGCAACACCATATTTCTTGCAAAGGACGGTGTTGTGACGTGCAAAACGGGTACATTTAACAACATCAATGTACAGAGCGGCAAGATTGCAGGATTTAATATCAGTGGCGATGGCCTGTCAAACGAGCCATTTACAAATGATGCCTATATCATTTTTAGGAATGACAGCAAAAAGGCATTTGCAGGAATAGGCGGCAATGTACTCCCAACCTCATCTGGATTGAGAGCCGTGGCACGGTTTGAGAATGAGGACACAAGCGATCAATGGGGAATCGGTGCTAATTATGCCCTCATACTGTCTGCAAAGAACGCCGCCAGAAACTATGCTTTCAAGGGCAGCGGCAATGGTATTCTGGACGGGTACATTGCAGGTTTCTCATTCCATAAGTACACCATTGCAGCGGCCAACGTGATTTATGAGGGCGATATGGTTATGAATCTAAAGAAATCAAATCAATTCATCGTGCATTGCGAGTATGGCAATTCGGGTGTCTGTCTGCCTAAGTTAAACGCAGTATGCGAGGCGTTGGGCATAAGCAGCGGCACAAACTTTTGCCTCAAAATCACCATCATTTCCGATTTGAGTAACACACAAAGTTGGGTTGTGCAAGGGCGAAACAAGAAAAAGAGCAGTTCAGGCGCATACCCGTGGAACACTGAGCAATTGCCATTGCTGACACATTGGGATGGCTCAAATTGGGATGATTGCGCGATGGGTAGCGGTGACAGCCTGCAAATCATGTTGGTGTATGACAGCAGCCGAACCCAGACAATTAACGGATATACTACCAAGTACACAGCGAGAATTATTAACAGACAAAATTAAGTTTAACATTAAAAATTGCAATTATGGCAAAACAGACAAAGAAACTGACAGCCCAAACAACTGTTACGACTGTCACCACGGCACAGAAATTCCCAATGACTGATGCCAACGGCAATGTAACACTGATTACATTGGCCAATCTGAAAACCGCTTTAATGGGTGGCCTCAACCTCAATTCGCTGGAGGATGGCGTGTTTATCATGACCCATCGTAAGCAAGACGATTACCCCGTCATGTTCAAACCCCACAAATGGACGGCGCAGCAGAACGCCGGAGAGGTGGCCGACGGTGTTGTGGTAGTCGAGGGTGGCCATGTGTTAGTCGTGGCCCCGACGGAAAGCGCAGCCAAACTTCATTGGGGCAGTGCCAACGTGGCAGGTGGCGGTGTGACTACCACCAACCGCGAAACCGCTTACAGCGATTTTGCAGGTAAGGCGAACACGGCCAGCCAAATCACCCATACCGAAATGAGTGGTGAGGGTTATGCCCCCGGCTTCTGCCACGCTTACAGCCGCGTGAACGCCAACGGCAAAGGTTTGACCGCTGGCAAATGGTGGTTGCCATCGTTGGGCGAAATGATGATGATTTACGCCAACATGACAAAAATCAATTATGCTTTGTCGCTCATCGAGGGTGCAACGCAGTTGGTGGAAGATGCCTATTGGACTTCGACCGAGTACAGCGCGACCAACGCATGGTATCTGTACCTCAACAGCGGCTACATGCTCTACAGCACTAAGGCCACGCGCACGCTTCGAGTGCGCCCCGTCTCAGCATTTATTTCTTAATCTTCAAACTTTAATCTTTAACCTTTGCACCCGTCGCAAGACGGGTGCATTAAACAAAAGCAAGAAAGCAAATGGGTAATCAATTGAAATTGGTATCGAACACGCGCATCTATCTGGACGCACGGGCATTGCTGGATGAGATATTGGATATTATGCCGAATTTCCCACGCGCCTATAAATTCAGTGTGGGTGCAAAGATGCAGGATTTGGGCATTGGCCTCATTGAGGACATTGCGGCAGCTTACATGGATAAGCCCAACAGATTGCACCACCTCATCGTGTTTCAGACCAAATTTGAAACATTGAAAACCCTAATGCGCATTGCAGGAGAAAGGCAATGGATTAAAGGCATGGGGCGGCACGCACATATCATTGAACTTTATACAAAGGAACATGGAGACAGTTAGCGTTATTGAGATTGTTGCAACCATTGTCGGAACAATGGGAGGATGGGAGGCCATCAAGTACCTTTTGAACCGAAAGACCAACAAGCGAAAAGAAGAGGCCGAGGCCGATGGTGTGGAATTTGGAGTTTTGCGCGACAGCATGGAGTTTTTGCAAAACCAACTCAAAGAGAAAGAGGAAAGGTTTGTCAACCAGACAGACCGATTGCGTAAGTTGCAAGATGATTATTTTGAGTTGCTGAAAGAGAAACAAAGTATTGAATTGGAATTGCAGCGTTTTCGATGTGTGCGCCCTAAGTGCGCCCAGAGAGAACCACAAAACGGATATTAAAAACTGAAAGTATGGCAAGAGTTGAAAACATCGTGCCGTTTATCCTGAAATGGGAAACAGGCACAACGGGCATTGGTTTGACCAATGAGCAATTGTTTGAGAAAGCCAAGTCGAAAGGGTTTGCCAATGACCCCGACGATTTGGGAGGTGCAACCATGTGTGGCGTGACATTGGCCACATTCGCGGAGTATTGCCGTCGGAAAGGCTACCCACGGCCAACCATTGTGAGGCTGAAAGCCATTAAATACAAAGAATGGTTGGAAATACTAAAGACCATGTTTTGGGATAAGTGGAAAGCCGACCAGATTAACAACGAATCCATCGCCCTCATATTGGTTGATTGGGTTTGGGGCAGCGGCAAATATGGCATCACCATCCCACAAAAAGTCATTGGCGTGACAGCCGACGGCATTGTTGGCCCCAAGACGATTGCCGCCGTCAATGCCAAAGACCCCAAGCAACTGTTTGACCTCCTCAAGAAAGAACGGTTGGCCTACATCGAGAGAATTTGCAGAAGCCGACCAGCCAATTTGAAGTACAAAAGAGGTTGGTTGAATCGGTTAAACGACATCAAATTTAAGGGAGTATGAAGCAGCTTATTTTCATCATTCTGGCCGCGCTCATGCTAATTGGGTGCAGAGCCAAACAGACTGTCATTAAGGAGAACACCACGGCCAGCCTCATTGACACCACGCACACCGTGGCCGACACGATGAGCGCAGTATCAAATTACACCGACACCACCACGACCACCCAGCACGTCGAGCAATCGGCCACGATCGAGTTTGTGGATGGTGGCGGTACGGTCAGCATTGACACGGCAGGAAACGTGACCATGCAGGGCGTGAAATCCATTAAAGGCATGGGCAAGGCCGACGTTACCATCAAAAACGGAGTGGCAGAGCGTGACAGCATATCAGCCAGCCACACCGACCAGGCAAACGGCATCAATAAGAACGAGAGCAAGCAGCGAGAGGCCGAGGAAAAGATAAGTAAGGCCGTGCAATGGTACGAAAGGCCGTTAATATGGATTGGCTCATTGTGCTGCATTGCCGTGTTGCTTTATATCCTATTCATATACATTAAGGCGAAACATTGATTTTGTACATATCTGTAAAAGTGCGACGAAAGTTGTTGAAGCCGTGCCAACCCGTGAGGGCCAGCACGGTTTTTTATTTGCCCAACAGATAGTCAATGACACGTCGGTTTGCGGCATCTATTTTGTCGAGGGAAAATTTGATGTAAACGCCCGTAATGGCAGAGCCGTATTTGTGGCCAAGGGCCTCAGATATGGTGTCTTTTAGTATATCCAATTCAGCGGCATACGTCGCCCATGAGTAACGCGCCCAATACGACGTGATTTGTGGCTCAATCGGCTGCATCATGGGCAAATGGTTGTCGGTGTACTGAGGTTTGCCGTTGGCATCCGTCTGGATTGGCCCCATGCGCCTGAGTGCTTTATTGAGGTGCTGCATATAGTCTTTATAACTTTTGTATCTGTCAAAGCAGCGCAGGAGGTGTTTTTGGCCACGGTACTTTTCAATGATTGCCGCCGCCTCATCTTCAACTTTGATGGAATAGAGTTTGCCCGTTTTGGCACGTCGGTACTCAATGCGGCCATTCACGTAATTGTCAGAGGTGAGGCCACCCATATCTACCATGTTAATGCCGATAAGGTAAAACGAGAGTAAGAACATATCCCGATGCTCCAAGTCAGATTTGCCCAGAGGCAGGGCCAGGAGTTCACGGAACTTTGCCAATGGCAGCACCCTCATGGCCGTTTCTTCCTTTGGTATGCGGAAATTGCGGAATGGGTAGTTTTGCGTTATCCCATCATCCACGGCAAAGTTTATGACGTTGCGGAGATTGCGTAAGTGCATTGCCCGGCTATTGACCGACAATTTATCCATCGAAGCATAAAAGCCCGTGAGCCACGTTTTGTTTATCGTCTCAAAACGCACGGCATTGGCATCCCCACAGAAAGCATTTATTTTGTTCAATGTTTGCTCAAAGAGTGTGCGAGTGCCGCCCGTTTTCGTATCAATGACCTTTTGGAACATTGCCCCCAGAGTTGGCACACCAATGGTTGGTGCTGACAAATCAAGGTGGGTGAGCATTTCCCGAAGTTGGGCCGGTGTCAGTTTGTCGTATTGCCCCATCATGCGCAACTCCAAAATGCGGTTTGATACCTGAGTGAGCAAGGCCGACAGCACACCATTGACCCGTTTGGCATTTTTGCCCACACAGCGTTTGGCCGTGGCATCCCATTCATCGGGTGCAAGAAATATGCCCGTGGCCAGATAGAGGTTAGTGCCGTAGCCGACACAGATTTGAACGGGAAACGTGCCATCTTTTAATGCCCGTCGAGTATCGAGGCGAAGATTTGATTTTGCCATATTGCTGATTATTATCTGTAAATTTGCTTAATCGTTGCTGAAATTTGCGCCAAAGTTATACAAAATCTACCACTTAAACGGCCACCAAAGGCCGATTTTCGGTGTGATTTTCGGTGTAAGGCATTGATTTTTAACAATTGGCCATTTCGCCACGTTTCTTTAATATACTTTGAAAATCAGCACGTTACGGCATTTTTACCCTATCGGCCAGCCACCAAAGACTTTATGCCTCATCGAAAAGCGGTACTTTTCCCCTCGAAAAGTGGCACTTTAATTCTTTTATTGTTTTATGTCACTGAAAATTAGGTGGTTATGTTTCTTGTGAATACTATTCGGAATTATTTTTACAAATTCACGCCATTTTCTTGTAATCTCAATCCCTCTGTAGAACTGTTTTTTTATTTCCGTAGCCATTCAGCGAATCTTTAAGACGGCAGCCTGCGGCTGGAAATTATTCAAAATTTTAATCAAAATCATACAGAAATAATATTATTTTGTTCAATTTTGTTCTTGATTTTGAATAATTTCCCGCCGTAGGCGGTTCGACCCGTTATCCGCAGAACAGTCACTTATATCCTTTTGCAGGTATATGCCAGCGGAAAGACTGACACGGATTCCGCCACAGACGATGCTGTATTGGAGTCGATAAAGAAAAAACGCACTTTTCCCTTTGCGCTTCGCCCGTTTTTTTGTACCTTTGTGGCAGAATTTCAGAAAGTATGTTTTATAAACTAATAGAGAAGAAACGCAACGAATGGCTTGCTTCCGAGGCATGCACCATAAAAGAACTGCTGAGATACATGGAGCAGAAGGGGATGATGCGCGATGCCCAGTTAGAGGCCATCAAGACATATTTGTTTCTGAAAATCGCTTGTAGGAATCAGCCCCTTTGGAAACTTTTTGCCGACGGTGCGTTCAACGACACGAACATCGGGCAGGTAGAACTGACAGATACGGCCCGACAGATTTTCAGCACCAACAAAGCTGCCGTTGCGCTGTTCCAGTATTCGCGCCTATTCGATAAGAGAGGTAAGCAACTGGCTCCGGAGCTTGAAAAGTACATCAAACAGCACGCCGACGAAATAGACTATGAGGCTTCATTTAAGAAATTATTCTATGACGTCAGCTATACTGACTATCTGTTCAGCCTGCCAATGGGAGCAGGCAAGACATATTTGATGGCTGCCTTCATCTACCTCGACTTGTATTTTGCACAGAATGAGCCCGACAACCCCTGCTTCGCCCATAACTTTATGGTGATGGCACCGTCGGGGCTGAAGTCGTCAATCGTGCCGAGCCTGAGGCATATCAAAGAGTTTGACCCGTCATGGGTCTTACCCGAACCATACGCCTCAGACACACGACGACTGATAAAGTTTGAGATACTCGACGAGCAAAAGACGGCCAGCAAAAGCAATCGTATCAAGAATCCCAACGCTCAGAAAATCAATAATCATCAGCCCTTAGAGGATCTGATGGGTCTGGTGGCTATCACCAATGCCGAGAAAGTCATACTTGACAGATTCGACAAAGACGCCGACCCGTTTCTTTTCTCTGAAGAAGAACGTAAGCGAATGGAACTTGCCAATGAGCTGAGAGAGATTATCGGCCGCCTGCCCAATCTTGCTATCTATATCGATGAGGTGCACCATGCGGCTGACGGTGAAATCAAACTGAGACAGGTCGTGAACAAGTGGACCGCGAAAAACACCTTTAATTCTGTACTCGGTTTTTCCGGGACGCCTTATTTGGACAGTGCTGAGCCTTTAGTGTTGTCGGACGATTTCTCAATCAGGAATACAGACCTTGCCAATGTGGTGTATTACTATCCTTTGATTGAAGGTATTGGCAATTTCCTGAAAATTCCTGACGTGAAATACACCGATAATGATACAGAGACAATCGTGACTAATGGCGTGAAGGAGTTTCTTGAGATCTATGGCAACAGCGAGTATGCCAACGGTACATGCGCCAAATTGGCTGTTTATTGCGGACAGATAGAAACCCTGGAGGAAACCGTCTATCCGCTTGTTGCCGAGATAGTCTCCTCGTATGGTCTGAATCCCACCGATGTGATTTTGAAGTATCACGGGGGAAACAAGCAATATCCGCAGCCGGAAGGCTCGGAATCTGAGTTCGCATCATTAGACACGACCCTGTCAAAGAAGAAGATCGTCTTGCTCGTCCAGATAGGAAAAGAAGGCTGGGATTGCAAGAGCCTGACGGGGGTCGTTCTGCCTCAGAAGGGCGTCTGTCCCACCAATATGGTGTTGCAGACAAGCTGTCGCTGTCTGCGTCAAGTGGTCAAATACAGTCAGGAAACGGCTATCATTTGGCTGAACAAGTTCAATGCCGACAAGCTGAACCGGCAATTGGAGCAACAACAGAACATCACTTTGAAGGAATTCAGCCAGAAGCCCTCATCCGAGGTAAAGCTGATAGACCGCTTCTCGCGTATGGAGCATATGCAATTGCCACCGATAGACTTCTATCAGCTGATAGTCAATTATCAGGAGTTGGTCGTTGATGAGGCCAATAATCCTGCCAGTCGGCTGCGGGATGAGGCCCTCTTGGCAAAAGCTGACATCTCGCTGATTCACCAACAGGATCTGGAAGGCCGTCTGTTGAGTGTTTACGAACAGGAGGAAAAGGAGGACACACGGACTTCATTCCGTTGGTGGTTGCAGCTAATTGCCAAAGAAAGTTTTGGCATGTTGTCTGTAGCAGACCTGAGAACCGTTGAAAAGGAGTTGAAGACTGTCTTTGAGCAAATCACTATAGACAAAGATGGCATGACGTTAGAAAACAGGAAGTACGACCATCAGCGTATCCGCTCCCTTATCCGACAGGCATTTGCGCCCCTGCGCGATATTAAGGTGACAGACGAAATCGTGCCGGAACGAGCTCAGTTGCTGCAGATTGAAAAGTTGACGTCGCCCGTGGAGGACAGTGAGAAATACTATCCTTCACAGCAAGCAGTACATGAGGTGATGGATTGGGATTTCCGCCCACAGCACCCGGAGTTGAGCGCTGAAGTGAAAGCCAAATTGGAAGAACTCAAAGCAATGGGCATCGACATTTCGAAGCTGGCGCCACAGGCAGACCCTCATCCGGAGCGGACGCAGACCTATCATTATCTGCCTTACCGCTTCGACAGTGGCTTGGAAAAAAAGTTCCTTTCACAAGAGATCATTCCCCTGATTGCAGGCAAACCGCTCGAAGTCTATTTCAATGGTGATGATACGCTGACGGAGTTCAAGATTAACTGCTATACCAAAACAGTTGGCAACTGGCGATATATTGGCAAATATGTCCCAGACTTCTTGCTGCTGAGTCGTAATGAAGAGAAGCAAATAGACAAAGTGATTATCATTGAGACCAAGGGCGAAGGCTTCATGGCCAAATTCAAGGACCGCAAGAACTTCATGGAGTCAGAATGGATTAAGAAAAACAATGAGCGGTTTGGCTATCAGCGTTTCGATTTCCTTTATTTGGAAGACACCCTGAACGCCGAACAGCGCAGACAAAAGACACTCGAAGCAATTAAAGATTTTTTTAACGTATAA